ACGAGATAAGAGCCATTATTGTAGATGATGAAAATTCATTAGCTCACGTTGGTGTTGCTAGACGATCAGGGAGATATCCTTGGGGATCTGGTAATGAGCCAACTCAGCATGGTAGTGGAGATTTCCTATCTAGAGTAGAAACACTTAAAAAAAATGGTTGGAAAGAAACACCAGAAAATATATATAAAGATTTTGGTTTAAAGACTGGCGCATACAGAGAAGAAAAAGGTAAATGCCAGACTGAACGTAGAATGAATAATATTGCTACTGCTAAATCTATATCTGGAGATCTAGGATTGAATAAATTAACTGGCAATCCACAGTATAGTGCAATAGCTGCAAAGATGGGTATTAATGAATCATCTGTTAGAGAGTTGATGAAAGTTAATGCTGAGAAAAAAACCAATCAAGCACAAGAAGTCGCAGACTTTATCAAAAAGCAAATTGATGAAAGAGGAATGCTTGATGTTGGTCCTGGTGTTGAAGCAGAATTAGGAATATCATATACCAAACTTAATAGAGCATTAAGTCTATTAAAAGATCAAGGATATCCTATGTATTCTGGTGGTGTTAAACAGGTTACTAATCCAGGACAACAAACTACACAACGAGTAATCGGGCCGCCTGGAACCCTTCATAGTGATACGTATAAATTTGAAGATGTCCATTCACTGAATGATTATCACTCTGATGACAATGGTGCTACATTTACTAAGTTTGTATATCCTAAAAGTTTGAATTCAAAAAGATTAGAGATTAGATATGATAATCAAAAGGGTGCTGATGGTTTTACTGGTATCGAGAAAGATGGTATAATTGAACTTAGAAGAGGTGTTTCTGATTTATCATTAGGTACTTCTAAATACTCACAAGTAAGAATATTAGTTGATGGTACTCACTATATTAAAGGTATGGCAGTATATTCAGATCATATGCCAGACGGTGTTGATATTGTATTTAATACTAACAAATCTAAAAATAAGGCATTAACAGAAGTACTCAAGCCAATAAAAGATGATGTAAACAATCCATTTGGCTCAACAATAAAAGCTAATGGACAATCATATTATACTGATAAAAATGGTAAAAAACAATTATCAATAATTAACAAAAGAGCAGATGAAGGCGATTGGACAGAATGGAAAGATACATTACCATCACAGTTCCTATCAAAACAATCTTTGTCAATGGCTAAAAAGCAGTTAAACTTAGCTACTGCTAATAAGCTTTCAGAATATGATGACATTATTTCACTTTCAAATCCAACAATTAAAAAACATTTATTATATAAGTTTGCAGATGAATGTGATTCGGCAGCTGTACATCTACAAGCAGCAGCATTACCAGGCCAAAAGTATCATGTTATAATACCTATTAATTCTTTAAAAGATAATGAAGTATATGCACCAGGATATAAAGATGGTACAAAATTAGCATTGGTTAGGTATCCACATGGTGGTACATTTGAAATACCAATACTTACTGTCAATAATAAAAATGCATTAGGTAAAAGTATTATTGGTACTGATGCAATGGATGCAATAGGTATTACTAAAAAGGTTGCAGATCGGTTATCAGGAGCAGATTTTGATGGTGATACAGCAATGGCAATACCAACTCATGATGCTAAAGGACGAGTAAAAATAACATCAACATCCGAATTAGAAGGATTAAAAGGCTTTGATCCAAAGGATACTTATGGTGTAGAAAAAAGATCTGATGGTGAGTATTATAATATTAACACTGGAAATAAAGTAATACTAATGAAAAATAGTAAGACAGGTACGGATAATACACAAATAGAAATGGGTAAAATATCTAATCTTATTACTGATATGACATTAGGTGGTGCGTCTGATTCTGAGAAAGCTGCCGCAGTTAGACATTCAATGACCGTTATAGATGCAGGTAAACATAAATTAGATTACAAGCAAAGTGAATTGGATAATAATATTAAAGCACTTAAAAACAGATATCAACAAACAGTAGATGCTGATGGTAATATTAAAGTTGGAAATGGTGCATCAACTATTATTTCTAGATCATCGGGTCAAGCAACAGTAGACAAACGACAAGGTACGCCTAAGATAAATAAAAAAGGTACAGAATGGTACGATCCTACTAAACCAGAAGGTTCTTATATTTATAAGACAGCCGATAATTTAACATATGAAGTCACTACAATAAACAAACGTACTGGCGAGGCAATGGTAAAGACAAAAACAAAGACACAAAAGAGTACTAAGATGGCTGAAACAGAAGATGCAAATACATTACTATCAGCAGCTAGACATCCTATGGAATTAGTATATGCAGACTATGCAAATAATATGAAAGAATTGGCACGTACTGCAAGACTTGCGTATTTAGATACTGGTAAGATAGCATATGATAAAGAAGCTGCAAAAGTATATGCAAAAGAAGCCGCATCATTGAATGAAAAAGTAACCACCTCTAGACTTAATAAGCCTAAGGAAAGAGAAGTATTACGTAGAGCCAATGTAGAAGTAGCTAATAAAGAGGCCTCCTATAAAGAAGCCGCCTATAAAGAAGCCGCCCTTGCTAATAAAGACCCCGCTACTGATGTAAAGGTGGCTACTAAGATGAAGAACGGTGATCTTAAGAAGATAAGTCAAGCCGCAGTAACTAAGTACCGTGCTGAATTAGGTGCAGTATCAAGGAAGAAGCGTAACGTTGACATAACAGATAATGAATGGGCAGCAATACAATCAGGTGCTGTTAGTGAAACAGTATTAAAGAAGATACTAGATAACACTGACATAGCAGTACTACGACAACGTGCAATGCCTAAGGCAACATCATCAGTATCTAAAGCACAAGCAACACGTATTAGATCATTAATAGATTCAGGTTACTCATTAGCAATAATAGCTGAGAAGATGGGCATATCAAAAGCAACCATATCAAAGACTTTGAAAGGAGATCAATAGTATGACAGAGTTTAAGTTAACAACTAATGACAACCCATACGATCCTTTCGAGGACTTCGACCAGTGGTTCATGTATGACAATCAGAAAGGTTATAGTTCTTGTTCTATGCTGATGAGAATAGCAAAACTTAATGATGACTTTAGTGAAAAAGAAATTAATGATGAAATAGAAAGAGCAATTGATGATATAATTAAGTATGATTTTACAGACACATACAAAAAAGTATCAAAAGATTACGAAATACCAAATTAATAATAAAATTAAAAACATAAACACCTAAGGGGGGTCTGACAAATACCAACCCCTCCTGATATCGCTACCCTCCTCAAAAATTCCCCGGTGGTAAAATCTGACAGTGTGTTTAACTTTATCCCAACATTTAAAGAGATCCATAAGCAATTAGATTTTCTCTCAGTAAGTATGTTCTTGACGGTTCTTACTTATGATTCTCCCTTTCGCTAATTGTTGTATGGATCGCTTTAAATGTTGGGATAAAGTATTAATAAAGTGTAGCATAACTATATGAAAGGGGATAGCAAGTATGGCAAAAGTAAACGGTACACAAATACAGTCTAGAGGTATGCGCCCGGCACTTACGCCAGAGGCTAGAGAAAATCAATTAGTATCGCGAGCAATGGATTTAGTAGAGCAACGATTAATGGATGGGTCTGCATCATCACAAGAGACGACACACTTCTTAAAAATTGGAAGTAGAAAAGAAACTTTGGAACGAGAAAAATTAGAAGAGGAAAATAAACTTCTAAGAGCAAAAACAGAAAACATAAAATCACAAAAAAGAGTTGAAGAACTTTATAAAGAAGCTCTTGACGCAATGCGAAATTATGCCGGACAAGGTGATCCTGATGAATATTAGAACGTATTCAGAATTAATAACAATACCAACTTTTGAAGAACGATATCAGTATTTAAATTTGTTAGGTAAAGTTGGAGAAGCAACATTCGGATCACAAAGATATTTAAATCAAATACTTTATAACACCGACGAATGGAAATCATTACGAAGGGATATAATTATTCGAGATAAGGGTTGCGATTTAGGAATGTATGATCGAGAAATAAAATCGAGAATTGTTGTACATCACATGAATCCAATAACAATTGATGATATATTAAATAGGAATCCTAAAATATTTGATCCAGAAAATTTAATAACATCAGCACATATGACACACGAAGCCATTCACTATGGCAACGAAGACTTACTAGATAAGCCAATAGTTGTTCGACGTGAATATGACACATGCCCATGGAGGCAGTAATTAAAGGAGGATTTAAAATGCAAGAACAAGAAATTATGAACGATGGTGTTACGCCAATAGTTGAACCAGCAACAGAACCAGTAGTAATTGACGCTAGTAAAATTGATGTTTCTGGAATTACAAATGTTGATACTATAACCGATGAAGATAATAATATTACAACTGGATCAATAGACACATCTATTCATGTAAGTGAAACCGTAGGAGTAGTTACAAATTGTGTTGCTGTATATGTTAGAAAAACACCATCACTTGTTGGTGATATACTTGGCGTACTTAATATTGCGACTTCAGTAACAATAAATAAAATATTATCTAACGATGAGTTTTATAGTGTTATGACTTCAGAAGGCATTAGAGGTTATTGTAAAAAAGAATTTATTACGTTAAAATAATAAGGAGGAAGATATGGAAAGTATTCTTAATTCTATCAAAAAGTTATTAGGGGTTTCAATAGAAGACACAAGTTTTGATGTTGATATAATTAGTAATATAAATTCCGTATTGATGATATTAAATCAACTTGGCGTTGGTCCAACCGAAGGTTTCTTTATAAAAACTTCAGAAACTAAATGGTCTGATTATGTTACTAATGTATTTATAGCAGAAGCAATAAAAACATATGTATATTTAAAAGTTAAACTTGTATTTGATCCGCCAACAAGCACGTCATTAATCGAAGCTATGAAAGGTTCAGCACTAGAATACGAATGGCGGATTCAAGTATGGGCAGAGTCAAACACAACGACACAATAGGAGGTGTAAAAAATGAACGGTAACGAACGATTTGGATATAATTCATTATGTCATGTTGGCATACCAGGAATGCATTGGGGGCATAGAAAGGGATCGAGTTCCAAGACGAAGTCATCAACAACAAGTGCGCCAAAAGTAAGACGAAAAATAAAAGACATAAGTGATGCCGAACTTAAAACAAAAATTGGTCGTATGCAAATTGAGCAACAATATTATCAACTATCAAAGAACAGAGTCCAGACTGGAAAATCGTATGCAAAGAGTGCATTGGCTACGGGAACAAAAATTGCCGGAATAACAAGTACTGCATTAGCATTGTATACAAATGCAAGCAAAATTAAAAATATTTTTGAATCAATTAAAAAGTAATGAGGTGATATTATGGCATTGTCTAATACCGCCACACCTAAATATTATGGCCAATTTAGAGATGCCGTAATGAATGGTGAAATACCAGTAAACAAAGAAATAGCTATGGAAATGAATCGCATTGATGACCTTATTGCCAACCCTGGAATATGGTATGATAATCGAGCCGTTGAAGGATTTGTTCAATATTGTGAAAACGAACTTACATTAACGGATGGTGAAGATCTAAGATTATTAGATTCGTTTAAACTATGGGGAGAAAGTATATTTGCTTGGTATTATTTTGTAGAACGTAGTGTTTTTGAACCATCAATTGACGGACACGGTGGTCATTATGTTAAGAAATCTGTTAAAAAAAGATTAGTAAATAAACAATATTTAATCGTAGCAAGAGGCGCTGCAAAATCAATGTTCGCCGCTTGCATACATAGTTATTTTTTAAATGTTGATACATCAACAACGCATCAAGTAACAACTGCGCCAACAATGAAGCAAGCAGAAGAAGTACTATCGCCAATAAGAACATCTATTGTTAGAGCACGAGGGCCATTGTTTAAATTCCTTACAGAAGGATCGTTGCAAAATACGACAGGGTCAAAAGCAAATAGAACTAAACTAGCATCGACTAAAAAAGGTATACAGAACTTTCTTACAGGATCAATGCTTGAGATTAGAGCTATGAGTATAGATAAACTACAAGGATTAAACAGCAGAATAAATACTGTGGATGAGTGGTTATCTGGAGATATACGAGAAGATGTAATTGGTGCCCTAGAACAAGGTGCGTCTAAAAATGAAGATTATTTGATACTTGCTATTAGTTCAGAAGGAACGGTTCGTAATGGTTCTGGTGATACTATAAAACTTGAGTTGGCCGACATATTAAAAGGCGATTATATTAACCCTCATGTTTCCATATGGTGGTATAAGTTAGATGATATTACAGAAATATCAAATCCAGATATGTGGATAAAAGCAAATCCAAACTTAGGACGAACTGTTAGTTATGATACGTATCAATTAGATGTTGAACGAGCTGAAAAAGCACCAGCATCTAGAAATGATATACTAGCAAAACGATTCGGTATTCCAATGGAAGGATATACATATTATTTCACATACGAAGAGACATTACCACATAGAAAAAGAGAATTTTGGAATATGCCTTGCTCAATGGGCGCCGATTTATCTCAGGGTGATGATTTCTGTGCATTCACATTCTTATTCCCATTGAAAAATGGTGAGTTTGGCGTCAAGACTAGAAATTATATATCATCATTAACATTAAGTAAATTACCAGCAGCGATGCGAATAAAATACGATGAGTTTATGATTGAGGGAAGTCTTATAGTTTTAGATGGTACAGTTTTAGATATGACCAATGTATATGAAGATCTGGACGAGCATATTATTGAAAAGGGTTATGATGTTAGATGTTTTGGTTATGATCCATACAATGCAAAAGAATTTGTATCTAGATGGGAACTTGAAAATGGTCCTTTTGGTATTGAGAAAGTTATTCAAGGTGCTAAGACAGAATCTGTTCCATTGGGTGAACTTAAAAGTTTATCTGAAGAAAGAATGCTTATATTTGATGAGGGGTTAATGACCTTTACAATGGGTAATTGTATAACATTAGAGGATACCAATGGAAATAGAAAGTTATTTAAAAAGAGATACGAACAAAAGATCGATGCTGTATCTGCCCTAATGGACGGATATGTGGCATTCAAACTTAACAAAGATGCGTTTGAATAGGAGGATGATTAACAATGTGGCAATATAATAATACCGAATTATACCATGTTGGTGTACCCGGCATGCATTGGGGGTACAAAAAAGGAGTAGCATCATCAATTCCAAAAGTAAAAAAAGTAAAAAAAGTAAAAAAACATTTCGATCCGAAAAAAGTAGTTAATGGTAAAAATTTCGCACAAGCGTCAAGTTCTAGATTAACTAATATAGTATTAGGTAGTATTGCAGGAGCAATATTAGTTAAACGAGGACATGTTGAGGTTGGCACATATCTAACTAAACTTAATACTCTTTATAATGCTGGTGGTATGGTTGGAGAATATCTTAATAGAAAAAAATAGGAGGACGTCATAAATAATGGGATTTGGAGATAGAGTAAAACGATCTTGGAACACATTTCTTAATAGAGATCCAACGGATGATTTTGTGCCAATGGGTGCAGTATATTCCACTAGACCGGATCGACCTAGATTAACTAGAGGAAATGAACGATCAATAGTTACAGCAATTTTTGTTCGTATGGCATTAGATGTTGCAGCCATAGATTTTAAACATTGTCAATTAGACGATAATGATTGTTACATAAGTGATATTCCTTCTGGATTAAACGAATGTTTAACACTAGCTACAAACATTGATCAAACGGCTAGAGCATTTATTCAGGATGCTGTAATTACTATGATGGATAAGGGCGCTGTTGCATTGGTACCAATAGACACTACGGACAATCCAAATGTTACTGATTCATATGATATTAATACAATGCGAGTTGGTGAAATTATAGAATGGATGCCAGCACACATACGTGTTAGAGTATATGATGATCAGACAGGTCTTAAGAAAGATGTTACAGTTGCAAAAAGTACTGTGGCCATAATAGAGAATCCACTATATGCATTAATAAATGAACCAAACTCAACGATGCAACGACTTATAAGAAAACTTAGTTTACTTGACGTGACAGATGAACAAACGGCGTCTGGAAAATTAGATTTAATTATACAACTTCCATATGTTATAAAATCGGAAGCCAGAAAGAAGCAAGCTGAGTCTAGGAGAACGGATATTGAAATGCAATTAGCTGGTTCTAAGTATGGTATTGCATACACTGATGGAACTGAAAAAATAACACAATTAAATAGGTCTGTCGAAAATACATTAATGAAAACAATTGAATTCTTAACGGCGCAAGCATTCGCTCAATTAGGAATGACACAATCAATTCTGGATGGTACAGCAGATGAGCAAACAATGCTGAACTATTATACAAGAACTATCGAACCAATAGTTTCGGTTATTGTTGATGAGATGAAACGAACGTTCTTAAGTAAAACAGCAAGAACTCAAAAGAAATCAATAGTGGCCTTTAGAGACCCATTTAAATTGGTTCCAGTAAATCAACTTGCAGAAATTGCAGATAAATTTACTAGAAATGAAATACTAACATCAAATGAAATACGTCAAATTATTGGACGTAAACCATCCTCTGATCCGAAAGCTGATAAGCTTAACAATAGTAATATAAGTCAAGTAAACCAGAATTCAACTTCGGATGCATCTGGAACAACAAATAATAACGAAGGAGATAATCAAAATGGTTAAGTATGACTTTGGTGGATGGGCCACCAAGAATGATCTACCATGTTCTGATGGACGAACAATTCGTAAAGATGCGTTCAAAGGTAATAGTGGACAAATTGTTCCATTAGTATGGAATCATCAACATGACGAAGCATCAGATGTGCTTGGACACGCTATGTTAGAGAATAGAGATGAGGGTGTATACGCTTTTTGCTCGTTTAATGATAGTGAATCGGGCAAAGCTGCAAAAGAAGCTGTTGTGCATGGTGATATACGTTCATTATCTATATTTGCTAATAAATTACAAGAGGCTGGTAAAAATGTTATTCATGGAATAATCCGTGAAGTAAGTCTTGTAATGGCTGGTGCTAATCCTGGTGCATTTATTGATAATGTAATGGTGCATGGCGATGATGAATCTAGTGGTATGATAGTAGGGTATGATGAATCTCTAGATATTAGTCATTCCGAAGAAGATCCAATAACAAAGAAGGAGGACGATGTGATAGTAGAAGAAAAACCATTGGAGAATGCTTTGGAACATGCAAAAGCAACAGATCCAAAAGCAACAGATCCAAAAGCAACAGATCCAAAAGCAACAGATGATAAGACAACACAAGATGTCATTGATTCAATGACAGATGAGCAGCAAACTGTAATGTATGCAATGGTGGGACTAGCATTAGAAGATGCTGCACCAGAAAATGGAGGAGATAATAATATGGAACAAGGAACAGTTAAACATAATTTATTTGAAGGAAAAGAAGGATTAGGTGCTGCTTCAGAAGGTAAAACACTTAGCCATGCTGAAATGGAAACAATTATTAAGGATGCAAAACGTAGTGGAAGTTTGAAAGATAGCTTCTTAGCACATGCTGATACATATGGCATTACCAATATTGATTACATGTTCCCAGATGCACAAGCAATTAATGCAGCACCAGATTTTGTTACACGTGAAATGGCATGGGTAGCAAAAGTAATGGCATCAACACACCACACACCATTTAGTAGAATCAAATCAATGTCTGCTGATATTACAGAAGACGAAGCAAGAGCTAAAGGTTACATAAAAGGATCTCTTAAGAAAGAAGAAGTATTCTCATTACTAAAAAGAACTACTACACCAACAACAATCTACAAGAAACAAAAGTTGGATCGTGATGATATCGTTGATATTACAGATTTCGATGTAGTAGCTTGGTTAAAGACTGAAATGAGAATGATGCTTGACGAGGAAATTGCTCGTGCTATTCTTATTGGTGATGGTAGACTTTCATCTTCTGATGATAAGATTCTTGCTGTAAATATTAGACCTATCTGGACAGATGAAGCATTATACACAGTTAAAGCAACAGTTACATATGCAGCAAATGATACTGACGATATGAAAGCTAAGAACTTTATTAGAACTGCTATTAAAAGCAGAAAATTATATAAAGGATCTGGCAACCCTGCATTATTCACAACAGAAGATGTAGTAACAGATTGTTTACTTATCGAAGATACAACTGGACGTAGAATATATAACACAGTACAAGATCTTGCTACAGCACTTCGTGTTTCTGATGTTATTACAGTTGAACCAATTACTGGTAGTACTAGAATTGGCACAGATACAAAAGTTTATACACTTCTCGGTATCATGGTAAATCTTATGGATTACAATGTTGGTGCAGATAAAGGTGGAGCAGTAAACATGTTTGATGATTTTGATATCGATTACAATCAGCAAAAGTACCTTATCGAGACTCGTTGTTCTGGAGCATTAGTTAAGCCTTTCTCAGCAATTGCAATCGAATCAACTCCAGCAGTAGTTGGATAATAAATAATTAGGAGGAATTCAAAATGGCAAAGTGGAGTGGTACAATTGGCTATGGAATAGATACGGAAACGGCACCTGGTGTTCATATGGAAGTTATTACTAAAAAAACATCATATGGGGATGTACTCCAAAACACCAGACGTTGGTCATCTACAGATAAGGTAAATGATGATTTAAGTCTTAGCAATAAAATAAGTATTGTGGCCGACCAATTTGCCGTTAAGAATTTCTACGCAATGAGATATGTAGTGTATATGGGTTGCGCGTGGACTATTAGTTCAGTTGAAACGCTATATCCTAGATTAATATTGACTATTGGGGGTGTGTACAGTGGCAAGCAGGCTTAAACTGCAAGAAGAACTAGTCGTAGTACTAGGTTCAAATAACGTGGACTTTCAACCCCCATCATCACATATTATGAAGTATCCATGCATAATATATAATGTTTTAGAATGTGATTCAAAATATGCAAACAATAAAATGTATGCAAATACAAAAAGATATCAAGTAACTTTAATATCCGAAGACCCGGATTTAGATGTGTTTGACAAAATAATAGACAATTTTCCAATGTGTAAATTTGACAGACATTTTGTATCGGCTAATCTAAATCATGAGGTTTTTGATATATATTATTAATAAAAAATAAGGAGGAATAAAATTATGCCTAAACTAGTTTGGGACGGTTCAAGTAAACGTCTGTATGAAACTGGTGTAAATCAGGGAGTGTTGTATCCAAAAGATGCAACTGGAGCGTATCCATTGGGGGTTGCTTGGAATGGTTTAACAGCCGTAACCGAGAGTCCATCTGGAGCAGAATCAAATCCGCTTTACGCAGATAATATTAAATATCTAGATCTTAGATCAGCCGAGGAATTCGGTGCAACAATTGAAGCATATACATACCCAGATGAATTTGCAATTTGTGATGGATCAGCAGAATTATCAAAAGGTGTTATTGTTGGTCAACAAACAAGAAAAGCATTTGGACTTTGCTATAGGACAATTCTTGGAAACGATATCGCTAATAACGATTACGGATATAAATTGCATTTGATCTATGATGCAACAGCGTCTCCATCTGAGAAAGCTTATGCATCAGTAAACGATTCTCCAGAGGCTATTACATTCTCATGGGAATTAGCAACAACACCAGTTGCAGTACCGGGATTAAAACCAGCAGCAGCAATAACAATTGATTCTACTAAAGTAGACGCAGCAAAATTACTAGCATTAGAGGCTATTCTTTATGGCGACGAATTAATACCAGCAAGAATGCCATTACCAGCAGAACTATTAACATTATTTCCAGTAGTTGCTGGTTGATAAACAATATTTGGAAAGGGGCTCATACGGGTCCCTTTATTTTTAATCTCGAAGGGAGACTATTATGTTAAAGAAGACAATTAAGTATACTGATTATAATGATAAAGAAAGAATTGAGGATTTCTATTTTAATCTATCGCAAGCTGAAACAACAGAAATGGAATTATCAAAAGATGGTGGATTATCTGCTGTTATTAAGAAATTAATTGCAGAACAAAACATGCCAAAGATTATTGAAATATTTAAAGATTTAGTATTAAGAGCATATGGTGAGAAATCATTAGATGGTCGTAAGTTTGTTAAGAATCAAGCATTGAGAGATGATTTTTCTCAAACAGAAGCATATTCAATAATTTTTATGGAACTTGCTACTGATGCAAATGCAGCAGCAACTTTTGTTAATGGTATAACACCAAATGTAAAAATTCCAGCAGCAACATCAACCCCAATTCAATCAGTATAGTAGTAATATAAAGGAGAACTAATAATGTTAAACATTACAATCCCAGCAACTGAACAATATGATCCAGTTGATGAAGTTTTCCACAACACAAAAGAAACACAATTAACGTTAGAACATTCATTAGTATCAATTTCAAAATGGGAATCCAGATGGTGTAAGCCGTTTCTTGGAACTAAAAAAAATGATGAAGAAACATTAGATTATATACGATGCATGACAATTACAAAAAACGTCGATCCAATAATATACATATGCTTATCATCAGATGTAATTGACCAGGTAAATAGATACATAAATTTACCTATGACGGCAACATGGTTTGCAAAGCAGGATGGTCCCCCTAGCAAAGAAATTATTACATCGGAGTTGATATATTATTGGATGACTGCTTTTAACATTGCATATGATTGTCATACCTGGCATCTAAATAGATTGCTAACATTAATTAGAGTGTGCAACGTTAAGACTAACCCACCTAAAAAAATGAGTAGACAAGAATTAATTGATCGAAATAGATCATTAAATGAGCAACGTAAAAACGCAGCAAACACTAAAGGATAATGAAAGGAGTGTCATCATATGATATCATTTAAACAGACTGGAAACTTTTCTAAAACAGAGAAGTTTTTAACTAGTGCATTAAAAGCAGATTATTTACATAGTTTAAATAAATATGGGCAAGAAGGTGTATCGGCACTTGCAATGGCTACTCCTATTGATAGTGGAAATACTGCTAGTAAATGGTCGTATTCAGTTACGAATATAAAAGGTTATGCAAGCATATCATGGTATAACTCAAATGTAAACAATGGAGTACCAATAGTAATATTATTGGAATATGGTCACGCAACAAAAAATGGAGGATATGTTCAAGGTAGAGATTTTATTAATCCAACATTACGCCCAATACTTGATAAAATAGCAGAATCTGTATGGAAGGAGATACGTGCTTTATGAGTTCAATTGATCAACGAATAGTACAGATGCAATTTGATAATAAACAGTTTGAAAATAATGTTCAAACAAGTGTAAAGTCATTAGATAATTTAAAGCAAGGTTTAAACTTATCTGAGTCTGCAAAAAATTTAACTAATCTTGATAAGGTAGCAAAATCATTTTCATTAGAAGGAATTGCAGCTGGTGTTGAGAATATCCAAAATAAATTCTCTACATTGGGTATTATTGGTATCACAGCAATTCAAAATATAACAAACTCTGCTCTTGCAATGGGTAAGCAATTTATGTCAGCATTTACTATAGATCCTGTAAAAACAGGTCTTGACGAATATGAGAAAAAGATAAATTCCATTCAGGTAATAATGTCAAATACTGGTGGTAAGAATTCAATGTCAGAAGTTGTTGATATTCTTGATGATTTAAATACATACTCAGATCAAACTATTTATAACTTTTCAGAAATGACAAGAAACATAGGAACATTTACTGCCGCAGGAATAGGACTTAAAGAATCTGCAGCCGACATAAAAGGTATAGCAAATCTTGCAGCTGCTTCAGGATCAAACTCAGAACAAGCAAGTACGGCAATGTATCAACTATCGCAAGCAATGGCATCTGGAACAGTAAAATTAATGGATTGGAATTCAGTAGTAAACGCTGGTATGGGTGGACAACTATTCCAAAATGCATTAAAGACAACAGCCAAAGCTATGGGTAAAAATGTTGATGAATCCATATCGTTTAGAGATTCTTTAGAAAAAGGATGGCTTACTGCAGACGTATTGAGTGCCACATTAAGCAAATTTGCATCCGATGAATCAATGTTAAAAGCGGCAACTCAAGTAAAAACATTCTCACAATTATTGGATACTCTTAAAGAATCCGCACAATCAGGCTGGGGCAAAACTTGGGAAATATTAATTGGTAACTTTGACGAAGCAGCATCCCTATTAACAAATGTTAATAATGTATTAAGTGGATATTTGTCTGCTAGTGCTGATGCTAGAAATAGCATGCTACAAGACTGGAAAGATCTTGGTGGTCGAGACTCTGCAATTCAAGCAGTATCAAATGCATTCCAAGGTTTGCTTTCAATAGCCAAACCAGTTAAAGAAGCATTTAGAGAAATATTTCCAGCAACAACAGGAAAACAATTAGCAGACTTTACTAAGAGTCTTGCTGACTTAACTGCAAAATTCAAAATAGGAGATGACACAGCACTTCAACTTAAGAATACTTTTAAAGGATTGTTTGCAATATTAGATATGGCAAAGCAAGCAATAACTGCTGTAGTTACTGCCATACTTCCATTGGGTTCCTCTTTCGGTACTGCCGGTGGTGGCATATTAAAAGTAACAAGCGCAATTGGTGAATTCTTTGTTGGATTAGATAATGCCGCAAATAGAACAGAATTCTTTAAAAACGCAATTAAAAATATGTCGGATATATTAACTGGTGGATTTTCAAACGCAATAGATGCAAACAAAACAAAAATGAGTAAATTTTCAGATTCTCTTGATGAATTAAAAGCTAAATTAAAACCATTAACTGATGCACTAGATACGGCAAGAGAAGCAATATCAAAATGTTTTGATGGTTTTATAGCGGGCATAAAAAGTGGTGATGCAGCGTCTGGATTTATAAGTGTTCTATTATCAATAGGTACTGTCATGGTAAAAATAGCTTCTTGGATAGTTAAAGCTGGTGGTGAAATAGGAAAAGCAATAGCCGGAGCATTCCAAGCAGGTGATTTAGAAAAAGGATTTGATGTGCTTAATGGTGGAATATTTGCTGCAATATTACTTGGTATTAAGAAATTTGTAGATAGTTTATCTGGTCCTGTTAGTGGGTTCACTGGTATTCTAGATGGTGTTAAAGGATCATTAGAAGCATTCCAAGCATCATTAAAAGCAGGCGTATTACTTAAAATTGCTATAGCAATTGGTATATTAGCAGCATCTCTTATGGTGTTGGCTATGATAGATCCAGAAAGATTAAATAGTGCATTACTAGCAATAACCGTATTATTCACAGAATTATTTGCGGCAATGCTTGCTTTCGAGAAGTTTTCAAAAGGTGGGGCAGGATCAATTACAAAAGTAGCTACTGGTATGATTTTATTATCTACAGCAGTACTTATTCTAGCATCTGCAATGTCAAAAATAGCAGAATTAGATTGGGATGGCATAGCAAAAGGACTAGTTGGTGTGGGCGTATTAATGGCGGAATTAGTTGTTACATCACTTATATTATCAAAAAATCAATCATCAATGGTAAAAGGTTCTATTGGTGTAATATTATTTGCAGAGGCAATAAAAATACTAGCTACGGCAGTAAAAGTATTTGCTGATATGAGTATTGAACAATTAACAAAAGGGTTGGTTAGTGTTGGAGTATTATTAACCGAACTTAGTTTATTTATGAAAACCACCGATTTTGATGGTATGGGCGTATCTAAAGGTTTAGGAATATTAGCATTAGCTGCGGGTATCTCAGTATTGGCCGATGCAGTAAAGAAATTTAGTGAAATAGATAATGGCAACTTGGTAAAAGGTTTGGGCGCAGTAGGTATCGCATTAACTGAAATATCACTATTTACAAATCTAACTGGAAATGCTAGTAAAGTAATATCAACAGCAGTAGCGTTAACTATAATAGCAGGAGCCATGTTAATATTAGCACAAGCAATTGGTATTATGGGAAACATGTCACTTGAAGAAATAGGTAAAGGATTACTTACCATGGGTGCTAGTTTAGCCATAATAGCGGTAGCATTAAAAGCACTTCCAAAAAGTACAATATTAATAGGTGCTGGATTAGTGGTTGTTGCCACATCATTGGTAATATTATCAGAAGCATTGGGAACAATGGGCAATATGTCTTGGGAAGAGATAGCAAAAGGATTAGTAGTACTTGCTGGGGCATTAACTATAATAGCAGTAGCTATGCAATTTATGACGGGTGCAATACCCGGTGCTGTAGCATTGATAACTGTTGCTGGAGCATTAGCAATTCTTTGTCCTGTATTATTGGCATTAGGTAGTATGTCCTGGGAATCAATTGCTCAAGGATTAACTATGTTGGCTGGAACATTTGCTGTAATTGGAGTTGCCGGATTATTATTAGGACCACTTACACCAGTATTATTAGCATTAGCTGGAGTAGTAATACTTATAGGAGTTGCTGTATTAGCCACAGGAGCTGGAATGATGATGTTAGCAGGAGCAATAACTGTATTGTCAGTTGCAATTCCAATATTTGCAGCAGCATTATCAATAAGTGCAGCAGAATTAGTTGCTGGGTTTACAATAATTTTGACAGGTATCGCTTCGTTAATACCATTAATAATTACTCAAATAGGTGTTGGTCTTGTAGCATTTGCAGTGGCAATAGGCAATGGAGCACCAGCTATAGCATCAGTTGCAGTATCAGTAATATTAGCATTCTTACAGGCATTAAATGATACAATACCACAAATAGTAAATACAGTATTATCATTATTGGCAACTATATTAGAAACTGTTGTAAAATATTTACCTAGATTCATCCAAGCTGGTATAGATATAATAATGGCATTACTTGATGGTATTGCTAGTTGTATAGAAGCAATAGTACAAAAAGGTATTGAAATAATGATTAACTTTATAAAAGGTATTACTAGTATGCTTGGTGAAATTGTTGATGCTGGTGTAAAATTAATGATAAGTTTTATAAATGGTTTAGCAGATGGTATTAGAAATAATACAGATGAAATGATAGCCGCAGTTAGTAATCTTATGTCTGCAATACTAGAAGCTGGTTTTAAAGTATTAACAGCTGGGTTTGATGGATTTGTTGATGTAGGAAAAAACTTAATGCGAGGTTTAATTAACGGACTTAAGAATGGTGTTGCTGCAATAGGAGATACTGTTAGTAGCATTGGTAATAGTGTACTTAATGGATTTAAAAATATATTTGGAATACATTCGCCATCTACAGAGACTACTGATATGGGTATGTACTTAGATAAAGGTCTTGGCGGTGGTATGTCAAAGTACTCTTCATTAGTAGATAGAGCTGCAAAAGGAGTTGGTGAATCAGCATTAGATTCAATGTCTGGCGCATTATCTGGTGTATCAGATATATTAAGTGGTAATGTCGCTATTGACCCAACTGTTCGTCCAGTATTAGATTTAACAAATATTCAAAATGGAGCCGGGCAAATAAACAGTATGCTAAGCAATCAACAAGCAGTTCTTACTGGAGTAGAAGTAGCAAACAGTGCATCTAATAATAATGCAGAAACCGTTGCAGAAGCAATAATAAGAGCAAACACTACAAACGAACAAAGAGTTGTTACTGCAGTAACTAAATTATCAGATCTTATGAGTGATTTAAAAGACGTAATGAGTAAGCAACAAATTGTAATGGATACTGGTGCCGTAGTAGGTTCCATTATAACAGAAGTAGATGCAGCATTAGGTCAAATATCAACATTAAAAGGGAGGAATAATTAATGGCATACCATTCAATTACTTTTGGAAATAAAAACACATTCGACGATTGGCATTTAGTTCCATCATCAAGACCATTATTTAATCCTCCTAAACAAAAAATAACACTTATGGATATACCAGGAAGCGATGGTACACTTGATCTTTCTGAGACGTTAACGGGTTATCCAGTATATAATAATAGAGAAGGATCGCTTGAATTTATTGTATTGAATGATTTTAAAGAATGGCAAAATACATATTCTGATATAATGGATTACATACATGGTAGAGTCATGAATGCAATATTGGAAGACGATCCAAACTATTACTATAAAGGGCGATTCTCAATAAATGAATGGAAGTCTGATAAAGACCATTCCAAAATAACAATAGATTATGTAACAGAACCATATAAGTTGTTAAAATTATCATCTATTGAAGACGCTACCCTTGCTCAAAGTTTTAAAAATATAGTAATAGATAGTGGCACACCAATATTAAAAACATTTCAGGGACTTATCGGACGAAAACCGGTATGCCCTACGTTTATTATCTCCACAACAGGAGGCATGACAATAAGATTAAAAAATGATGAACTAGGAATCGATAGCACAAAAGTACTTAATGATGGAACTATTGTTGTTTCAGATTTTATACTATCAGGACTTACAGAAAATAGTACAATGTCATTTTGGTTTACAGGGCATGGAACAGTATCAATAGTTTTTAGGAATGGGAGGTTATAATAATGTATACTATTTATGCAGGATCATTATGTATATATAATGATGTGAATTTGCTAGATGAATTAAAAATAATAACCCCTACTTTAACAATGGCCGATAGTGCTGCTGGATCGCTAGAAATCACGGTTCCAACTACTAATGTCGGTTATGATATAATACAACGTATGAAAACTGAAATAATAGTAAAACAAAATGGTATTGAGATATGGTCTGGTCGTGTTCTAAAAGAAGGTATAAACTTTTTAAAACATAGAACATTATATTGTGAAGGCGAATTGGCATATTTGAATGATACTACACAGCCACAAGCAGAATATCATGATGTTACTATACAAAGTTTTTTAGAATCATTAATAGGTATACATAACTCAAAAGTTAATATTGAAAAACAATTTACAATAGGTATCGTCACTGTTACTGATCCAAATAATTCGATATTTAGATATACTAATTATGAGAAAACAATAGAGTGTATCAATGATAAATTGCTTAAAAAATTTGGCGGGCATATTAGAATCAGAAAAGTTAATGGTATTAGATATCTAGATTATTTGGAAGACTATCCAAATACAAATACTCAAACAATTGAATTTGGTAAGAACTTACTAGACTTTACACAAAATAAGGATATGTCAGAATATGCAACAGTTATACAACCATTAGGTGCTCGTTTAGATACTAGTCCAATAGAAGCTTTGGATGCATATTTAACAGTTGAATCTGTAAATAATGGAAAACGTTTTGTTGTATCTACAGATGCTGTAAATGAATATGGATGGATTGAAAAAGTTGTTAGTTGGAATGATGTTGAAACAGCAGATGCACTACTTACAAAAGCTACCAAATATTTAACTGATATACAGTTTGATAATATAATTTTAGAAGTAAGTGCTGTTGATTTCAATTGTATAAATATAGAAACAGAATCAATAAAATTATTAGATGAAATGCGAGTGTTGTCCAAACCTCATGGAATGGATAGATACTTTCCAGTATCAAAAATTGTACTTCAGTTGGACAAACCAAGCAATACAAAATTTACAATGGGTACTTCTGAAGTTATATCGTTAACGTCAGCAAACAATAAAACAAATTCTGATTTATTAAGTAAAATTGAGTCATTACCAAAAAGATTTGAGTTACTAAAAGATGCAAAAGATAATGCAACTCAACTTATAACATCTGCTACTAATGGTTTTGTAACCATTGTCCAAGGTCAAAATGGAAGTAGAGAATTACTAATAACAAACGACATTGATTATACGGTGGCTACAAAAGTATGGCGTTGGAATATAAATGGTCTTGCATATTCATCCACTGGATACAATGGTACGTATGGATTAGCAATGACTATGGATGGATCTATTGTAGCGGATAGAATAACAACTGGCGTATTAAACGCTAATCTAATGAAAGCTGGAATCATACGAAGTGTAAACGGTGATAGTTATTGGGACCTTGTAACTGGAGAAGTTAATTTTGTTGCATATTCGCAAGCCATTAAAGATAATACAGATGCTATAGGACTTATAAGAGAAAATCTAGATGACTTTTCAGTGGCAACATTAGCCACTTTAGACAGTCTACAGAGTCAAGTAGACGGTTCTATAACAACATGGTTTTATGCAGTTATACCAACCAATAATAATACACCAGCAGTTGATTGGAATACTACTGATCTAAAAAATATTCATTTAGGAGATTTATACTATGATACAATAACTGGGTATGGCTATAGATATCAAGTTGTTAATAGTGTTTACGATTGGCAAATAATTACAGATACAGATATAACAAAAGCATTAACGGCAGCAGCCGATGCTCAAGATACGGCAGATTCTAAACGTAGAGTATTCATAAACACTCCTACTGTACCATATGATGTTGGAGATTTATGGACACAAGGTGCATCTGGTGATTTGATGAGATGTTCTGTCACTAAAGTAATTGGTATGTCGTACTTATTGAGCGATTGGATCAAAGCTAGTAAATACACTGATGATACAGCAGTTGATAACCTACACATAGGTGGTAGGAATTTAATTATTGGCTCTAGTTCTGCTACAGTTACAGACAAATGGACGAGTGAGGGATGGGATGGCAGCATTGCATGCAATAATTCTATAGAACGAATATATTCATTACAAGCATTAAATGGTTGGCGCACACATATGTATACTCTTGATTCATCATATGCTAATAAAACAGTTACAATATCGTTCTATGCAAAATTAACATCAATTGATACAACCTCCACTAATCTAAATAGCTTAACTTTTAATAATGATTCAGCATCATCATTTACCGCTATTCCATTTGATATCGAAGGTAATACTGGAACAGATACGTTACCAGTTAAAGATGTTTGGTTATTTTTTAAAAAAACTACTACATTAAATTCCATTGCAAGAGTCGGTTTTATGGTAGCGTGCCAACCAGAAAATCAAGGTTTCATAACTACTTGGTTAATTAAAGATTTAAAAGTAGAGACCGGCGATAAAGCGACCGACTGGACACCTGCACCAGAAGATGTAACTGCCAATACAGATACACTAAAATTTAAATTTACTAATATAATAGGTTGTGATGTAACCAATAATATAGTTACTAACTTAGTAGTTGGTGGTGGATGGGGTAATGCCGGAGTAAGCAATACTTATAAATTTTATAATGGCGATTCTATAGAATTTAGATTCTTTGATAGATTAGAAGTTATGGTTGGTCTAAGCACCAATGATGTAGATCAACATTATATGTCAGAACAATATGCAATATATCACGTTGCGGATTCATTATATATTTTTGAGTCAGCCATCAATATAAAGCAAATAGTTAATAATTGGCTAGAAACTGATATTTTAGCAATACAAATAACTGATAATAAAGTAAATTATTTTAGAAATGGCAGTTTAGTATATACTAGTGCAACGACGCCAGTCCTACCAATGGTGCTAGATATAGCGATACAACAAGCAGGAGCTAAATGTAGTGTACAATATGGTATGGAAAATAGTTTTAAAGTTTACTCGGATGCCATAAAGTTTACTGCAGATAATGCCACAACGGCAATATCAGATATTTCTAGTGACAGTAAACTAACACCATCGGAAAAGCAAACTATTAGAAAAGAGTGGGATAATATATATAATACTTACTTAACAGACTCCCACCAGGCTGATGTTTTTGGAATTGTATCTGAAAAAACTAACTACTCAAATAACATGTATTATATAGCTGTATATTTGAATGGGAATGTAGATTTCAATTTCTTTACTACAATTCCATCATGGATATCGGATGCAAATTTATCAACTACTACTGATATAGATGGTACTGAATTTAGATATAAGTTTGTTACTTTTTATGAGGCAAGACAATTATTATTAAATGCTATATCTACGAAAGCAAAAATACTTGCCGATAATGCCCAATACAATGTAGATAATCTTAAAATTGGTGGTAGGAATTTATTATCAGATAGTGGATTTGAATTAGGTAACTGGAAACCAGCCGCTGAAAATTATGCGTATTCTGGAAATAAATATCCTGGTAATAACAGTGATAAATCTTACGCCATATCAAAAATCGCAGATGGCGATAGTTATGCTATATTTAGAATTGGCGTAAGGCCAGTCGGTCATTATATATTATCATTTGATATTAAATGCGATATACCAAATGGTGTAATGAGTGGTAATATATTTGTTAGAGCATCAGACTATACCGTTACTTATCAAATGCTTCATATGTCAACTATACCAATGGCTTGGACAAGAATTATTTATCAGTTTGATGTATTAGAGGAACACTCTATGGGATTGGAACTCATACTTAGGCCCCTTGAATCAGTAAATTACGGAAGTGTACTATACGATAACTTTAAATTAGAAAATGGTACTAAAGCAACAGATTGGTCACCGGCACCAGAAGACATTGATATAATTAAATTTAGCTTTACAAATATTGTTGGTGGTACTATGGACGGCAATAAATTCACAAAAACAATTGATTCTGGTTGGGGTTCTGCTGGTATTAGTAACACATATAAGTTTTATAATGGCGATAGTTTAGAATTTAAACTTATATCAGGGAGCCAAGTAATGTGTGGACTAAGTATAAATGATATTGATCAGAACTACGAAACAATAGGTTTTGCCCTATATGTAGATATTTCTGGTACATTGAGTGTGTACGAATTAGGGCAAGGACGATATACTATCGCAGACACTTGGTTATATACTGATGTATTTGCTGTAAAAATATCAGAAAATAAAATATACTATTTGCGAAATGGAACTGTATTTTATACCAGTACAGTAACACCAACTTTACCATTAGTATTGGATACTGCAATGTATCAAGTTAATTCTGAAGTAAGTATTAATTATGGTATGGTAGATAGTCTTAAAGCGTATACTGAAGGAAAGACAACAGCTAACTCTATAGTATCGACCATTAATCAAACAGCAGAAGCAATTAAAATATCGGCAGATAAACTAGATTTAACAGGTTTAGTTACAATAGCCAATATTGGAACGGCTGGAAAAACAATAATTAATGGTAGTAACATAAAATCTGGAGCAATACAATCTGCTAATTATAGTGTTACATCACCATTTACAGGATCAAGATTAGATTTAAGTAATGGTTCATTTGACAGTGCTTACTTTAAATGGAACCAACAAGGTTATTTTACAGCATCTGGAGGCACTATTGGACTATGGTCAGTTGATCCTTCATCTGGAGGTTTAATATATAATAACACATCAAAAGGAGTTGTTGGCGGTCAAAAATTTATTGAAATGAATCTTGGTAGTTCAGTTAATCATGGAGAATATAATATAAATACTACATTTACGCCATACGAAGCAAGTTTTGGTAGATATTATCCTAACGGTAAAGGTGCTATTGAATTTGCATTTCGTGACTATACTGAAATGACAGCTGATGGAATATTTCTATGGCATAATGGAACTAGTATGAATGATCCATCAGTTGATGCTTCTATTATGGTACAACAATATTCTGGACATGGAGGAATTACTACTGGAATATGTTTCAATAGTCCAACAACAATTAGATTTAATAATAATATAGATGTTGGAGGAGCTTCTATTTGGGGCGCCAATGTAGAAGTAGCTGGTGCTTTAATTGCTCCGAACGTGGTTTGTAAAAGTGGATTAACGGCATATTATAATGAATCGCAAGCAGTCTATATTAGTGGTTCGCAGTTTCTAGTGCTATCAATAAAAGGTCATGAAATGGGTTGGTGGTAAATTAAGAAAGGAGGTAATAATGGATTTTGATTTAAAAATATTCATGCTAAAACAAAGTATACTTGATTCATTTAATGATGCGCAAATGCCAATAACATTAGTAGATCTAATACTTGGCGAAATGAAAACAGAAAGCGCAAAAGAAGTAACAAAAGCAATTGCAATACAGAAAGAGCATTATAACAAAGAACAAGAACGAATTGCAAAAGAACAAAATAAAGATACTCCAATCGTACCATAAAATAATAATCTTCGCGTAAAAAACAGTTTCTATAATGAAACTATTGATAAAGTTTACGAAGGAGAATAAGTATGAAGAAATTTATTAAAAGAAATTGGGTGTTTTTAGTAACAGAGTTTTTATTAATATTAGCAATTTGTATATTGTTACCATTAGCATTTAAGTAGTTAATTGAGAGAGCTTAGGCTCTTTCTTTTGCAATTATGCCAAATTCAAAATGGTAATAAAAAGGTGGTGATACATATATGCGTGATGAACTATGTGGTGAAATACACAAGCAAGTCGATGAAAGACTTATTCAAGCCAACAAACGATTAACAGAGCATGACATAGTACTCGATCAACAGAATGGAAGAATAAACAAACTAGAAGTACGTGGTGCCACTATAGACACAAAAGTAGAAAATCTATGTGATGATATTAAGACACTAGTATCTACTATACGGTGGGCCGGAATATTAGCAATTACTACATTATTAGGATTTTTTATTTGGTATATCCAACATATCTAAACAAAATAAAAGGAGGATTTAAATCATGAATTTAAACGAAATTTTAACAGTATTAATCAGTTACGGAACAATTGCCGTAACAGTAATAGGCTTATTGGCCTTTGCTACGAGTGTGATAACTCAGGTAACTAAAAGTTGGGGTTTTCTAGATAAGATTCCAACAGCATTGCAGGCGTACGTTGTTAGTTTAGTACTAACAGTGCTAACTGTACTTATTTATATACAGTTTAGTAAAATGGCATTTGTATGGTATTATATTGTCGGGGCAATTATATTAAGTTTCTTTGTGTCATTTGTAACAGTAAATGGCTGGTCTCAATTACGAGAAATTTGGCATAGATTTAATGATACTAATAGTACGAATACAACTGATAAATCAGGAGGTGCACAATAATGAGTAACAGTGGTTTGGTAACATATACAAAACTATCACCAAATTGTGATAGACCTAGAAGCAAAAAATTGTCAAAGATTACAATTCATCATATGGCTGGAAATCTTTCAGTAGAAGCCCTTGGTGATATCTTTGCTAGAGAAACAAGACAAGCTAGTGCTAATTATGGTATTGATTCTAATGGATCAGTAGCATTATACGTTGATGAAGTAAATAGAGCATGGACTAGTGGTAATCCAGGTAATGATAATCAAGCGGTTACTGTTGAAGTGGCTAATGATGGTGGAGAAGAAACTGGTTGGCATGTAAGTGATATTGCATTAGCAAAACTTATAGATTGGTGTGTTGATGTTTGTCAACGTAATGGTATACCTGCGCTAAACTTTACAGGTGATGCTACAGGTAATCTCACAATGCATAGTTATTTTCAAAATACAGCATGCCCTGGTCCATATCTTGGATCTCAGTTTCCATATATTGCAATAGAGGTTAATCGCAGATTAGAAATTTTAAAAACTAATCCAGAAGCCGTAATAGTGCCAAACACTGATGTTGAAGTATCCGCACCAGTACCAGAGGAGGTGATCCAAGAATCTGCACCTGTACCAGAACTTGTATTAACAGTAAACATTGGTGGATCTGAACAATGGCTTGGATCAGTATATGGTTCACAGTCTGATATTATGAATGTTGATTTTGGTTATGGTGGATTGTTAGGTAGAACTATTGAGGGGTTATGCATATCTTTAGAAAATGCAGGATTCTCAGTTAATTATGGAGTACATATAGCTGGCAGAACTTTACCAGGTGTAAACTCTAATAATGCAGATATGTCAAATAATGATACTGGGTATGCTGGTAAGTTAGGATCTGAGATCGATGGCGTACAGATGAGCCTAGAAGGAACAGACGAATTTGATATTGAGTATCAAGTAATCCTTTTATCTGGTAGAATATTACCATCAGTGTTTGGTAAAGATGCTAATTGGGATGATGATAATTGTGGATATGCCGGTAGATTTGGACAACATATTCAAGGAATAACAGCAAGAATAGTTAGAAGATAATTATATCAAGTACCCCAGGAAACGGTAATACGCCCTGGGATATTTATTAAAAACATTTCATTTTAATTTTTCTTCGCGTTAGTAACAGTCCCTATAATGAGACTAAATTAGAAAATAAGGAGGATTTAAAATGATGATAATGATATGTAGAATATGTATTGCAATATTAATTATATATATTTGTAATATGTATATATATAAATTAGAGCAACGTAGATTGGCTATCGATATTAAAATTTTAATCAAGAGAAATAAAATAATTAAGAGTTTGATTGAGAAAGCTTAGGCTTTTTCTTTTCTATTCGCGTAAAAAACAATTGCTATAATGAAACTAAGAACTTAATTTAAAGGAGAATATATTATGGAAAAAGATAATGATATAACTGAAGTAACAACAAATTTTGTATGGCATTTATGTGAAAAACATGTATATAATAAAAAAATTAAAAAAGGTTTAAAAGACGGAAGTATTGAGATAATTGATGGTGAGTTCTACGAGAAAGTAGAAAACATCGTTGAGGAAGCTTAGGCTTCTTCTTTTGTCTTCGCGTAAAAAACAGTTGCTATAATGAGAGAAGAAAAGGAAAAGGAAACACGAATAGGCGTATAATACATAATGTATACTACCACGTAAATAGACCTATGTTCTTCTCTTTTATTTTTTTTAATATCAATATGTAAATTTTCCCGAGTGGGATTTTTTGATAAAAACATTTTAAAAAGGAGGAGCAAATTATGATAATAACATTAGCACTTATCGCTGGATTGGCTATAGGTAGTTTTGTAACTAATATTATAATTACAAAACGAACATCATACGGTACATTAGACATTGATGTAAATGGCGAAGAAGCAGACAAATGGATAATTAAATTTAATAAGTTTGATAATCTAAAGAACAAAAAATATATACAATTAAAAATTAATCGAATCGCTTTAAAAAAATAACTCGCGGCAATAACATTCCGTATTATGAGTAAATAAAATTTAAGGAGGAATTAAGAAATGATTAAAACTTTATTAGATGAGGAACTAACTGATGAATTCAATACATTGAAAAACATGACATTGGGAACCAAAGAGTATGAAGTAACAGTAAACACTGTAACTAAATTAGTACAAACGAGG